GCGGAACACATCAGGCAAGATGTTGTTATCCAAGCAGCAATTCATAAAATATTAGAAGGTAAAGCAGGAGACGTATAGTGCCAATAATTATAGAAGAAACCAACCCTGGTATAACAAATAATCAAAATTCATTTAGTGGGATATCATCCCCTGGTTCTAACGCAAATTATGTTGGTCAAACAATGGGCCCAGGTGGAATGGGTATGTCTGCATACATGGACAGACCAGAAACACAACCAGGATGGACAGGATATGATTATAGCCCTGGTTATGATACGAATACATATAACTTAGGACAAACAGATGGACCAGTAGGAATGGGTATGTCTGCATACATGGACAGACCTGGACCAATGGAAATAGCAGCACCTCCTGATAATATAGGTTATGATAGAATGGGAGGAGGAGGACCGTGGAACGAATTTGATACACCAAACTGGTTAGCAGCACCTTATCGTGTTGAACAAGCAGGATGGTTTGGTGATCCTACCGCAGATGGTGGTTGGCTAGATAATTTAAGTAGATGGTGGTATGGCGATGATGATCCTGAAAATGATTATTTAGATTTACCTCCTGGTTTACCTCCTAGCGATGGTTTTGAACCATATGATCCAAATAATCCTAATCACTTTATGATTCCACCAGGTATGGAAGATATGGATATGGAAGATATTTTAGAACAAATGAAAGGTGAAAAATTGGAAGCTAATCTGGAGAGCAATGATTTATATCATTTAATGCGAAATGGATACACGCTAGAAGAAGCTCAAGAAATTCTTAATGAACAGATTGGAGATGGAAGTTTTGAGACGGCAGAATTAAGTGATTCACAAATTAATTTTATGAACAGCCCAATGGGTACACCAGATTTTTTTAGTAGTTATCAAGATTATAAAGACATGGTTGATTCTTATGAAGAAAAAGGATTTTGGCCTTTTAAATCAGGACAAGAATCAGCAACAGATCCAGAGGTTATAGAATTTATAAAACAAAAATACGGAACTTTACCATGGAGCACAGTGATTTAATATGGGTTGGTTAGATAAAACATTAAAGAACGTAGCTAGAGGCGCAAGAGACTTTGCCAAAGGCCCAGGTGGTATAATGTTACTTGGTGCAGCAGCACCTTGGTTAGCTGGTGGTATTGGTAAAGCAGGGTTTCTTGCTAACATTGGAAAAGGAGCTCAAGCCGGTAAATATGCTAAAATGTTTGCTTCTGGTTATGATAAACTTGCTCCACTTTTAAAATCACCATGGATTAAAAATGCTTTAACTAACGCAGCACTACAAGGTGGTATTGCAACACTTACAAGATCAAAACATCCTTGGAAAGCAATGACAAGTGCAGCATTAACTTCATTAC